GCTCATGAGAAGTGGGACGCGGCAAGCAATGAGAAGCTGTCCGAGGCCGAGAAGCTTGCGAAAATGAACAAGGAAGAGAAGCGCGAGTACATGGTCCAGAAGAAAGAAGGGGAGCTTGCAGCGAGAGAAAAAGAGATCGCAAAGCGCGAGCTGATGGCGGAGGCCAAGAACCAGCTCACAGCAAAGGGGCTTCCTATCGAGCTCGCGGACACTCTGGATTATACGAGCGCGGACACCTGCAGCAAGTCGATTGACTCTGTACAGCAGGCGTTTCAGAAGGCAGTAGAGGCAAAGGTCGAAGAGAGGCTGAAGGGCGGAGCACCGGACAAGAAAGCGCCGGAGACAGACGCCAACAAGCAGCTCGAGGCCGAGATCATGCAGTATATGAAAGGATAACAGAATATGGCTATCAATACTTTAGCAACCGCAGCTCTGTTCCAGAAGACGCTGGATCAGCTGGCAGTACAGGAAGCAGTCACCGGATGGATGGAGGCTAACGCTTCCCAGGTTCAGTACAACGGCGGGGCAGAGGTCAAGATCCCGAAGATGACCGTTCAGGGCCTTGCAGACTATGACAGGGACGAGGGATATGTCCAGGGCGCAGTCACCATGGAGTATGAAACCTTCAAGATGACTCAGGACAGAGGCCGCAAGTTCCAGCTCGATGCGATGGCAGTAGATGAGGCAAACTTCATCCCGACCGCGAGCACCGTTATGGGCGAGTTCCAGAGGACTTTCGTCGTTCCGGAGATCGATGCATACAGGATCAGCGCACTGGCAACCAAGGCGATCACCGCAAAGCAGGCTTCCGAGTTCACCCCGAAGATCGGAGAAACTGCAGGTCTTCCGGCATTCGTTGAATTCAAGAAGGCACTGAAAGAGGTAAGAAAGCATTACCAGGGACCGCTGGTCGCTCATGTTTCTTCTGAATTCCTGCTTGCGCTGCAGCTTGAGCTGGCTGAAAAGATCCAGACCGTCACGTTCTCCGTCGGCGGAATCAACACTCAGGTCCCGAGCATTGATGGCGTGCCGCTGATCGAGACTGCATCTGACCGCATGTATTCCGCTATCACCCTGAATGACGGAACCACTGCAGGACAGGAAGCAGGAGGATACAAGAAGGCAACCGACGGGAAGGACGTCAACTTCCTGATCACGTCCCGTATCGCTCCGCTGGCAGTGTCCAAGCAGGACAAGATGCGTATCTTCACCCCGGACAACTTCCAGAAGGCAAACGCCTGGGCAATGGATTACCGCAGATTCCATGATATCTGGGTCCGCGACAACACCGTCAACCAGCTGTTTGTTTCCACCGTGGCGGCAGCGTAAGGAGGTAAGTGCAGATGCGATTCGTGAGGGATAACGTGGAGAGGGTCACAGATGACAAGGCGAAAGCCGAGGAGCTGAAAGCCCTGGGATACGTTGAAGTGAAGGAAGAAGCAGAAAAGCCGGTCCGCAAGACCAGAGCAGGGGGCAGGAAATGACAGATGTGGAAACCATCAAACGCTTACAAGCGCTTACGGGGTCCGCTGATTCTGATCTGCTGACGGCGCTGCATGAAGAAGCTGTTGACTTCGTGCTTGCCTACACGAACCGCACGAGCATGATATCTCAGCTGGAAAAGCCTGTGCGGGATCTCGCAATCATAGCCTATAACCGTATGGGCACAGAAGGCGAGGCGTCCCGCTCAGGATCCGGCGAGTCATACAGTTTCGACAACGCGCCGAAACAGATCTATGACGTGCTCAACCGGTATCGTCTTGCGCGAGTGGGAGGTGTCGTTCATGAGGCTAAAGCATAACCGCCTGAAGACAGTCTATCTGTATCAGGCGCAAGTTGTGAGGGATGCGGAAGGCGGGAAGTACAATTCCTTTGCAGATCCGAAAGAAGCAAAAGCGGAGACATGGGCCGGCGTGGGCGATCTGCAGCAGGAAATGTACGGAAAGACGCTCCCCAACATCCGCAATTTCCGCCTTGACGGCAGCTTCACAGAGACGCACGAGGAAAACGGCAAAACCTATTTCACCCTGGGCGGAGATCTTCAGATCACAGCCGGGGACGGAATATCACTCAGCGGAGGGGAGAAGCCGGAGTACATCATCAAGGCAATCTATCCTTACCGCTGGCTGACGATAGAGGCGGAGGCCGTGACGACATGAATGTATCGATAGAAGGCGATCTCAACCTGAAAGAGAAGGCGGATGAGGCAGATGCAAAGCTGTATTCTGCAGTCTCGCAGGCAATCGAGATCGTCCGCGAAGAAGCCGTGGCAAGAGCGCCGACAAGCGGAGCCACAGGGGGCGGCGAGCTTCGGAATTCTATCTTTGCAGAGACGAACCGGGAAGGGGAAGACGAGGTAACAGCTACCTGCTGGACGAATAAGGAATATGCGCCCTACGTTGAGTTTGGAACTGGGCCGAAAGGCGCAGCCAATCACAGCGGGACGAGTCCGGAAGTAGCAGTTGCTTACAGATCTTCTCCCTGGTGGGTCCATGAAGGCACAGGGGAAAACGAGGTTGACCGCGCAACCGGAGAATTCTATCACTGGCCTTACATAGACACAGAGCAGGGGCGTTTCTACCACATCAGCGGGCAGGCGGCACAGCCGTTCATGTATCCAGCGCTGAAAAACAATGAAGACTCAATCGTTGAGTTTATCCGAAAGGGAGTATTTGAGGCATGAAGAACGTAAAGGACCAGGTATATAAGGCTTTAGCTGATACATTCGGAGAGGATCATGTAACAGACACCTATCCGAAAGACTGGGCCGTTCTTCCTGCAGTCGAGTACACCGAGGAGGACAACTCAGTGTATGAGCACACATTCGAGGGAGAAATGCCGCACGAGGACAAGTCCCGCGTAAGATACAAGGTCGATATCTGGCACAATCAGAGCACGAGCGCAGCAGCTATACAGACAGACGCAGCGCTCTCAGCACTGGGGCTGAAGCGTATTGGATGCGGCGACGTGCCCGACCCGAGCGGGCTGAAGCATAAAGTAATGAGGTACGCGGCGATCATCGATTGTGAATCGGATCGTGTGTACTGGGATGAATAAGAAGGAGGAATAACAAATGCTTGCTAATGGTGCAAAACTGGGATACAGCGAAACCGAGCCTACCGGCAGCACGACTGCATATACCGATCTTCCGGGTTTGAAGGAGATCCCGGATATGGGCGAGGATCCGACGTGGGTAGACAACACCTGCCTGACGGATGATCACATGCAGTACGAGAAGGGCATCGGAGATTACGGTGATCTGACGTACAAGTTCAAGTACGACAACAGCAAGGCCGATTCTCCGTACAGGAAGATGCGTGCTCTTGAGGAATCCGGCAAGAAGGCATACTTCCAGGAGACGCTGCCGGATGGAACCAAGACCGCATTCCCGTCTTACGTTTCTGTAAAGCGTACAGGCGGAAGCGTCAACGGAGTCATTGAGTTCAATCTGGCTCTTAGACTTGCAGGCAGCCCGAAGGTCACTGATCCGGCAGCCTGAAACACAACCACACCAAGGGCGGGCCAATAACCAGCCCGCATTTTTTATATATCTGGGAGGATAAAAAGCATGGAAACGAAAGTATGGAACATTTCTGGCCTTGACGAAGAGGAAGAGCAGCCGGCAGTCGAGACGGAAGCGACAGAGGAAGTGGCGGAGAAGAAGGCCGCATTCTCCTACTGGACCGTTGGCGGGAAGGATTACAAGCTGAAGCTCACCACAGAGCAGGTCATGGGGCTTGAGACGAAGTATGGCAAGAATCCGATTACGCTCATCATGTCGGATGATATGCCGCCGCTCAGTGTAATGCTGACATTCGCAAAGGCCGCGCTTACACCCTGGCATCATGGAATCAAGTATGAGGACGTCCGCAAGCTCTATGACAGGTATCTCGACGAGGGCGGCAGCATGACGGATTTCTATAACAAGATCCTGGGAAGGTGCTTTGCTATATCGGGTTTTTTCTCTCGAGATCAGAAGGAAGCAATTCTGAAGGAGATCGACGCGGAGTAATCGACCAGATCCGCGACATGTACCCAACAGCCCTGGACTGCGGGATCATGCCGGAACAGTTCTGGAATATGTCTGTAACCGAGATAGCGGACTGCGTGGACAGCTTCAGGCGCAGACAGAGGCAGCAGCAGAAGCAGGATCTCAGCAATGTGCACGAATTAGTTGCCATGTTAGGTATGTCGTTCAATGGAGGGCTGAAGCCGCTCACAGAGCTATATCCGGAGCTATTCGCGGAAGAGATACAGGCGGAGCAGACGGCGGATGTAGCAGAATCGCGTCATAGATGGGCGGCAGCCATGCAGCAGAGGTACAAAGGATGAAAACAGAGACTCTATCCGTTGTCATCACAGCCAATAACTCATCATTCAAGAAGGCGCTCAGGGAGACTCAGAGCGCAGTCAATGGACTTTCAAACAGCGTAAATAAGCAGAGCAAGAATCCATTCCAGAAGGCCACAGAAGGGGCGCAGGGACTGGGAAAGAGCATCCGCGAGGCCGGTAAATCATCCATCAATACGGGAGGCGTGAAAGAGCTTGAAAAGGCGCTCGCACAGGCCGAACGT